ATTGTGCGATGCGTGTGTACTTGGAGAGTCCTATGAGTTTTTCTGCAGCCAGAATGCCAATATAAGCAACGCCAACAACGGGTTGGTGATGATGACTACACATACTGCGAATTTCACTGCGAACCACGAGCATGCCCTCATAGCGGTCCTCGCTGTCGTTAGGGAACGCTGTACAGTCGGGTGCTGGATCATATCTACCCTCCATTATTTCGTTGAAGTACATCTTGGCCAAGCGGCGTGCTGTGCCTTGGCTGTTGGGATCTGTTTCTCTATCGATCAAGAGTCGATCCAGCACCAGTTCAAATGCTTCGGTTGCTTCGTCGATGAGCACCTTTTTCATTTCCGGGTACACATAGTCTGAGACATTGTCTCCAGCCCAGAACCGTTTGCCTTGCTCTCGCATGTTCTGCCGGATGGCATCACTGAGGTAGGTACCTTTGCTTTCTTTTGGCTGGGCGTATTCGTTAAATTTTGCTATCATTTATCGTTCTCCGAGTTATGGCGGTGGATCGCCGTTGTTAAAAATGATTGTAGATGATATTTAGACCGTTGTCAAGAAACAATTTCGATTTCTCGGCAATCTGGATAATTGAAAAGTTCAGCCGTCTGATAGCGGAAAACACCTGCACGCAATAGATTACTGCCAGCGATCGCATCCTCGGGCTTCATGTAGTAATGGAATCCCAATTCAAAAGTTTTTTGTTGTATCCAAGGACTGAAATTGAAGATATCGCGTCCATCATATCTCATACGGTTGGCCCGATCTGCTATCTGCGGATCATCGGTCAGCAGGCATCCGCCACGACCTATATCTAGAGGCTTGGTGCGTCCAAAACTCAGGCACTGTATGGTACCAGGTTGATACATGTCTCGATCCAGCCTGCGAGCCGAATCCCAGATGTTGGTATCCTCAAATTGATAGCACCCTTGCTGATACCAATCCAGGTCCGAGAGTTGATACTGTATGCCTAACTTATGCATGGTCATCAACACACTGAGATAAGTGCGTGAAGGAAATCTGGTACGACGATGCCCTGTGATACGGAACGCTATTTCTATGGCATGCGTACAACAATCAGTGACTATGGCGTAAGGAGCACCGGTCCATTCAGCTAACTCTTGCTCGAATTGTCTTATCGCTTCAAAGGGATTTGTGTAGTCTCTAAGAGATTTCATCGTTGTTCACTGAGATGATCTTGTTTGATTTCTCTTACCGCACAGCCTAGTTTTTCGGCCATGGCATTTTTGAGATTGATCCTGATGTTGTTTTTGTCGCGTATCTGGATGGCCCTGCGACCGATCTCCTCCAGTGGTAGTTCTTGCTCTTTTCCACTCTTGAGTTCTTTTTCCAGATCCCAGATCTCATCATGGATCTTTTGCAGACTGGATAATTCCTGGTGGATTTGCTGTAGATCTAGAACCTGTATCTGCTGATGATAGAAAGCCAGTTCATCTTGGTTGCCACCGTTGGTACGACGCCATTTCACTGTGGCGATGGCATAACGATCCAGCAATTCTATCAAAGGAAAAACGATCATACGTAGAGTTTTTCTATCTTCTTGGGATCGTCCAATATATCTTGGATGGTATTATTGGTAGCATTGGGGCGACAAGGTTGGCACAGTGACACATTGGTCCGTGCGTATATATCATGATGATCAGCCGACATCCAGAGATCACGGAAATCTCCTTGATCCCACCGTCCGATCGTAAATCTAGGATTGCCTTTGTTATCACAGCACACATAGATCATGCCATCGGCGCAGAATACCGGGAAATGATACATCTGATGGCATCTCTGATAGCGACGAGGTTGTGTTTTGTTGTCGTTGATCCAGTAAGGAACACCGGTACGATCACTGGCCTGCCGGATCCACTCACGCAGTTCTGCTGTGATGACATGTGCCTGGCCTTGATAGATCACCGGGCGGAAATACAGCATACGACCATGTATGTTTTTCACATAATCAAATAGATCATCCATGGCCTGTTGATTGTCGTTGTAGGGATTGATCAGGCATTTGAAATCCACATTGACCCCGGCCGCGATCAGTTCTCGGGCATTGTCTCGCACCCGCCCAAACAGACTCTTGGCCGTGAGGCTGCGCCTGATCTTTTCGTAGAGTTCTTCGGTACCAGCATCGATGTCGATCCCGATCCAGGCCAATTTCTGCAATTTAGCAGCCGGAACGGAGTCCAATAATCGATCCAGTTTGCTGCCGTTGGTAGTGATTGATGTAAGGAACCCGTTGTCGATGGTATGCTCGATCACATGTTCATACCCTCGCAACACTGTGGGTTCGCCCCCACCGGGATAGGTTATGGTATGAGTGGTACCATAACTGTTGGGACTGTGAGACCTCCAACTGGCCAATTGATCTATTAGACGGATGTATTCGGTGTAGTGTTTTTGTACCGGAGCGATGCGTCGATGTTCTGCAGAATTACAGTAGTAACAATCTTGATTGCAGATATTGGTCAGATCGATATCGACCTGGGCGGGCAGCAGGATCTTGTGATCCTGGTTCCTCATCCAATGTACCAGTTCTGCTTCTCGATACATCTACTTGGTATACCATTGCCACGCATGACTGATCATGTCATCTAGACTGAAACGTGGTTTCCATCCGCTGAGCCTGGTCCATTTTTCTGCACTGGCCGTGAGCACGGCAGGATCTCCCGGTCGACGAGGCCCCACAGCGATTTTGACCTGACGACCTGTGATACGCTCGGCCGCGGTCACTATCTCGCGATTGCTGGCTCCTGCTGTAGTGCCAAGATTAAACACACCGGAAGGCAGAGCTCGGTCTATGGCCAACACGTGTGCATCAGCGATATCTTCCACATGCACATAATCTCTCACGCAGGTGCCATCGGAGGTTTCATAATCTTCGCCGTTGAGAGTGAACTCCTTGTCATCGCGCAGGCTTTCCAGCACTCGGGCAATGATGTGCGTGGCACCAGGTCTCTGTCCATGGCGGCCTCGGCTGTCGGCTCCGCAGGCATTGAAATATCGGAACGCCACGAAGTCCATACCATAAGCCCGCTGATAGGCCTGCAACATCCATTCGATCATGAGTTTGGTTTGGCCATAGGGAGAAATCGGTTCACAAGGATCCACTTCGGCGCAAGGCGTCATCACGGGTTCGCCATAACAGGCAGCACTGCTAGAAAAGATCACGCGGGTATCTAGTTTGAGATCATGGATACGATCTAATAGGGTCTTGGTCTTGATGAAATTATTATGATAGTAATCTGCGGGCCGACTCATGCTGGGTCCTACTAGGCTGGTACCAGCACAATGCATCACAGCATTGGGGCGTACCTCATCTAACAGTTTGAGTCCGCTGGGTTTGGCAAAATCTTCCTGATAGAATCGATCGCAAGTGGATCTTAGATGCACGGGCAATGCCACTGTGTCCACACCTACCACAGTGTAGCCAGCATCTTTCAATCGCAACGCAGTTTCGCCACCGATGTATCCTGACATTCCGGTGACCAGTATAGTCTTCTTCAAGATTACTCCTCTATTTTGACTACATGATATTTGGCAGCCGCTACCTGATCTCTATAGCGATTACCGGCGCGATTCCATTGCTCTCCCTCACCTGTGATGATGTCAACGATGCGATCGATAGTGCCATCGTTCCAATCCGAGATCAGGCCCATGTTGTGATGTGGCTTGTCCAGCAAAAGTTCCAGTTTGGTGAATGCATCATCTATAGACCAAGGAACGTAAAGTCGGTTAGGGTCATTAGCAAAAGTCTCAGGGAAACTACGGTAAGCAGGGTATAGAACATTACACCCAAGAGTATCTGCTTCCGAGACTGTGTTGGAAACCCAATCCTGGAGGGCGCAATTAAAGAGCACGCGAGTATCATTGAGCAGATTATAGTAATCATTTTTCGTGAGATTTTCGTAGATGGTAAGTGCACCTAGATCAGCCAATGTACGGGCTTGATCTACGTAGTCAGGATTATTGGATCGCAATGGCCCACCCTGGAAGATAGCGAATTCGATATGATCTCGATGTCGTCCTTGATTACGATACATCTCGATCAGATCCATGAAAAAGCCCGGTTGTTTCTCTTGGTCGAACCTGGCAGCGAATCCCACACGCATCCGACGTTGATCGAAAGGTCGGACGTTATCGGCACCTCCGATACGCTCCAGCACCTCTGCCTTACCAAACGCCAGCCCTGAGATGTTGTAGATAGGAGCAGTCCAGCCCGCGATGCGCATGTGGGCTACCATCTCTTCATTGGTGGCCAATACCCGCACATTGGGCATGAGATTCACCATCTTTTCAAAAGTCGACATCCAATGCGCCATACCCCATACATGAACAAAATCGTCAGGGTCAATGGCTTGAGCAAGACAACGCACAAAGATTTTAGGACGAAGATCCAATGGGATTTGGTCCATGATATAAGCAAGGCTTTCAATGCCCGGCTGGAACATGTCTTCAAAGTAGACCACATCTTCACTGGTGACATCTCCCTGTTGCATGAGCCTCACGAGGTTCATCATCTGGCTCATGGCAAAATAACTGCGGCCGTGTGCATCGAGTACCTGGCCCACAGAAATCTTCTTGCTGTTATCGAGATTCAGCCCGGGCACATACACAACATCAAGACCTCGGCGCTCAAACACACGCCGGTTCCATTCAGTGAGTTGAAGAGTGTATCGGGACTCGTATGATTCGAGCCCCATATAAAATAACCGACGCATTTGACTACCTCCGGTTGTCTAGATGCCACATGTCCTTGGCAAACTTGCCTTGCAAGAACTTGTTGAACTGTTGGTAAGCGTAGGATTTCCAGTTATAGAGATCCTTTTCGTCGTAACGATAACCAAAATCCTGGCAGAATCTCAGATATTGCTCGAGGTCATCAAATATCTGGGTTACTCGATGGTTGGGTTTGAACGTGGGCTTGCCCATGTTGCTGTCCTTTTAGATGTTGACGGAAAGATTGGGTCGGTGAGTTTCATACTTGATGAGGCAGCCGTTCTCACCATCTTCGGCCACTTCAATCCACACAGCACGACCGGGATACCGATCTGCTATCTGTATATATAGGTCGTCAGCCATCATCTCGCAACTTTTGAAGTCGAGACTCAGTACTGTATCTTGATTATGGGAAACGGGCCGATCACGCAGGCTTGTGGATCCTGCGGAGTTGGTGTACAGCGACAGGAGCCACCGCTTGAACTGGATGAACTCGATGTCCCGATCATTGTGGAACACATCGATCCACACCCGGAAATGGAAGATATGACGATGAGGATAACCAAGGAACGAAACATCATATTGATCTCCAGTGGCCAATGATGGGTCTGTCAAGGCGGCTGGATATTTATGGATACCTTCCCGCTGGAACGTGACCCAGATCTTACGATCTGCCGATTTCATGATACGTTCTGCTGTTTCTCTTTGTTCGTGATTCATGATTGCCTCATTGATTCCATGGTTATGATCTTGCCCAGTTCGGTGTTGAAATCCTGCTCGTCCGTGATGATGTAGGCGCGATCATCTGAGCGATCCCGTACCCGGTCATAGATGCGAAAACTCACAACATAGCCTCCGATCATTTTCTTGATACCAATGCGCAGGCCATCATTCCAAGGCGAGAGGTCTTCTTCTATGATGCCTCGCCCTGCCAGTTTGTTTATGGCCGTTGATGACTGCACAGCAACGAGATCTGGCTGGTCCCTATTTTCCCAGGCCCACTGCCATTTGCGGAAAAACCATCGATCAATCCATTTCATCATTCTCTCCAGTAGTTGTCGCCGTCGGGGTATTGGCTATCTAGCACCTGATCTTCTCTGGCGCGAACCACTTCGTCTTTTTCATATTCACTCCAATCAGTGAATCGACCGCGTGGTATCAGATCTCTAAGTTCATGTACCCACACACCGGGATTAGTGGCTGCGAAATCCCGGTCATCGATCTTTACACAGGTGTTATAGTTCCAAAGTTTTACATATGGAATAGGTACCTTGATGATAGGTATAAATCGGTCCCGCTCGCAGAGACCGCCTTCGTGGAATTCTTCCACGTATCGGAAAGGAATATCCAGACTGCAAAAGAACCCACGATCCAAGAACGTCTGGATCACTGATTCCCAGGCAGTGTAATCTGCTGCGGTCTTGGGCTTGTATGAGTCATTGGCACCAAAGAAAATATGCCGGATTCCTCGATCGTATGTGAGATGCTGTTCGATCTCTTCCTGGGTGTGATATCCTATCACGAACAAGGTATCCATGCCTAGGGCCGGGGTATGTTCTACTTCCTTGCCATAGAAAAAATCTGCTGACTCGTGTCCTGCTCTATTCATCGTCTATCTCCACAGATTCGTGATCATGTTCCCATTGCTTACGCTTCAGTTCTGAGATCTGGTCTTTGAGGCTCAATTTCTGTCGTTTCAGGGTCTGCATGGTGGCGTCCGTGAAGCGACCGGTACTTTCCATTCCTCTTATCTGTTTGTCCAGGCTTTCGTGCATGGTCTCTAGATGCCGGATGCGATTTTCGTACATTATACACTGTCCTCTAGGCTGTCAAGTCGAGATTGATCAAGTTCTTCTTGTGTGTCTGTTTGGTCTTCTTCCACATCAAAAAGCGTGTTAAACTGGGCATGGCTGTTCCATACACGCTTGCCGGTGAATCCCCGGGTACCTATCACTCTTTCCCATACTTTAGCATGATCGTCGATTATGGCCAAGGATTTTGAGCGATCTCGTGCAGCAAAGATTCGATCTACCACTTTGCGCACATCGTAGTCCGAATTGGTAGGATGCACCATCATATCTGGACAGATGCCCTGATCATACTGGCGGTTAGCACGTTGCACTGCTTCGATGTGCATCCAGACATTGTGCCCCATCATGAGAGCATATGAAAAACTGTCCCAGGATGTGCGACCTTCTTTGCCGATCTTGTTGAGATCACCGGGTCGATATATGCACACATCGCGTATCTTCAATCTGGCAGAGACGGGAGAATTTTCAAACTGCGAGTGGATGCCATCCTGTGTGACAGCATCGCGGAACAGTCTGTTGTCTGTGGCATACTTCTTGTCGTCCGCGGTGGGGCTCATCTGATAAGACCATTTTGATCGATTCTGGGTCACGATACTATGATACAACTGTCCATTGGCTGTGGCCAGGAACGGTGAAGCACAATCGAAACTGATGGTGAAATGAGGGTTGGCATACTGTCTCACTGCTCGTTGTATGTCCGTGAGCAGCACTGCCCATTCCAGTTTAGAAGTGCCCAAGAAGTGCATCCAATCATGCACACCTGGTTCCAGCAAGCCATCGTGTATGAGGTTCACCAGTCGCTTCAGCACAAGATGCACATCGCACATGTTCTGTCCGCCCATGCCCCAACCGTTGAAATGGCGGTCGGGATATCGATTGGGATCCGAGTAGTGTTTCATGAGATCATACCAGTGGTCGGCTTCGGCGTGATTGCCGCCCTGCAACACGTTCAGGATCTTGGTGTCACCATAGCGATTAGCGATCCAGTATTCGTTGTTGTATTTTGTAGCAGTTACAGCATCATCATAACTGAAGATACCACAGGCAGCAGCAGCCACAGGATCTCGGAATGTCCATGTGGGTATGTCCATGGTCATGCCATAGGTGGCAATACCCATCTGCCACTTCAGTACCTTCTCCCGCTGTGCCTCAGCTTTCCGGTCAGTGAAGTCAGCCCAACGCCCGGGCCACACACCCTTGGCGATCTGGAATCCACCCGAGTCCGCCAACATCACAGTGTTGGGATCACGGTTCCTGATCATGTCTTCCTTTGGGTCCGGCTTGTTGAGATCTAGATTGGCATGACCTGCTGAATACAGACTCCAACGATAAGGAAACAGACCTTTCTGTGGATTCAGCCAGTTCATCATCTCCATGTCCGGTATACCTTGAGGCATGCGGCTCTGTTCTACATACTGGCTGGATCGCTGCCGACCTATGTAACTACCGTAGAATGAACTGATGGCCGGCAGGAAAATGGCATAATCCTGCTGTTTGGCTGTAAGATCGTCGCGGTCTTGTGCCAATTACTTGCTCATCGCAGGAATGATATAGTTGTATTCAGCGATACCAGAATTCACAGTGATCATGGCAGCACCATCGTCGGAAATGCGCACGGTTTTATCTCCAGTGAGATCCAAGATCGAGATCACTTGTTTTACGGGCCATACCCATGCACGTTTGAGTTCTCCTGACACACCCGGATGGAAAACAAATTCACCGGCGTGAGTACTGTGATCTCCGAAGAAAAATTTGAGATTACCGCTGTCGGTCCGAGCTTGAAACGTGGATTCTTCCACGTTGGCCTGGGCCTGCATCTTGAGACGCTGGATACCAGCCACTGTGGGCTCGAACTCGATGTTCCAGTTGGCACCACGGAACTTGGCCGTTTTCAGTTTCTCTGCCACGATTTCTGCGGTCATGAATCGGTAGTCGTTTTTAAAGTCGCCGGCAGCATTCTTGAAATGCAGGCCCACCGGAACCTGTTCACCATTGCGATCTTGGCGCGTGACCGTGATCTCGGCGTTCTCTCGATATTCCGCGAGATTCAGCAGGATCTTGAGTTTGCCCAGGTTCGGCATGCCAAAGGTACCTAGGAATTCTGGTACAGGTGCCAAGAACTTTCCTTGCACTACCACTGAACGATCTTCGGCGATACCGTCGATCACTGTTTCTTTTGTGTTGCCTGTGATCTTGACCAAGTCGATACAGCCAAGGTCAAAAGTGTGTTCTACCAGATCAAGTAGATGGTCTCTCATTTTCTGCTCTCCATTTTTTGATTGCTCGTTTGAGTTCTTTCGCGGTGTACTTTCTCATTATAAGGTCTGTGCGATCTATTTTCAACCTCACTGCCTCCTTTCTGAGATAGTTGAGTTCTTTTGCTTCTTCGGCGTGCTGTACCCGCTGCTCCAGTTCGCCAAACTCCATGGTGTCACGATCGGGGATATTTAGATCGTTGGCCCGATCTCTGACAGATTTCCTATGCGCACGCCGCTGATCGATCTCGGCCAATTGCTGCTCTTTGGCCAATCGCTCCTGTTCTTGCTTTTGAGTTTCTTGACCTGCACGTCTTTTTTCGCGAGCCTCCTGGATCTGCTCCTCCAGGGTTTTTACTTTTAGATCCAGTTTTTCATCCTCGGTCAGATGTCGCAATTCTTCTGCCCTGCGCTGTTCTTGTCTGCGCTGTTCTAAGGCTTCTTCCACTTGCTCTTCTAAGACATTGTAATTGATCGTCCTCGGATCGAAATCTATACCGAATTCGTTGGCCAGATCTCTGAGTTCTTTCATGCGCACTTTGCTATAGGGCTTGGCTGTGATAGTGGCGAGAGTCTGGCCGCCTCGCAGTGTAGCAAGTTCACCAGGCTTGACAGCTTCTAGGAAATTGAGATGATAATCTCCGTCGTGACGGCCAGTGATCTGGAAACCGATGGATTCCAACAGACTGATAACTGCCCAGTCTGGAGTAAAACTGGCAAAGGCATGCTCGCAGAGTATCACGGGCCTGCTCCGGCTGCAGTTATTGTAGGTAAACAGGAACTTGCCGCCTGGCCTGAGTACGTTGTAAATTTTCGCAAAGTATTTCTTTAATACTTCTATGGGACGGTAGTTAAAGAAGTTCCATGCAAACACGAATCCGATCTGGGCCACAGGTATACCCGGCAACAGTTGATCTGACTGTTCGTCGATCACTGCTTTGCGCAACCTTGCCCGATAGTTTGATGTCACCGTAGACAGGCATGGTTCCAATAGATCGTAGTCAGTGTCTAACAGATACAAAGGATCACTGTCTGTCATGTCTGTGTAGTAAGTTTCTTTTTGAGGACGGATCAACACTCCAGGAAACTTCCAATTGCTGTTGGATTTGATCCGGTGCCTCAGCAGATTAGATCCTTCGTCGCTGACTCTCAGTTCACGATTGATGAGATTTTCCAGTGGTTCGTCTCTGATGCTTTCATAGTGCGTGTAACTGTCAGAGAAATATGCCTGTCCTCGTCGCACTATCTCCTGATCGAGATGTTTTTTGATGACATCGACCCCGCCCTGGAAATTTTCTAGATCTCTTTCTATGGCAGCATTGACTTCCTGTATGGCTGCGTGGTGCGAATCCAGATCGATGGGAGATTGCGAGAAAGTGTCCATGCAGATCCGTAGATCATGCTGTAGAGATGCCGCGGAATCCCGATAGGGCAGTTCCTCTAGGCTCTCTCGGAAGGCTATGATCTGGCTGAGTTTCATCAGAATTCAAACAGTGTCTGGAAGGTATTTTCTGTGTTGGTGGCAGATCCAAGATCCCAATCCAGCACACCCAACAAGTTGTCGATCTTCTGATCTACCACAGTGGCCTCCATCTCGGCATTGTCAAACGGCAGATCACGGAACCACTGTGGAAGATGCAATTCATCCGTGGGATAAGCGATGGACGTCCAGTTCAATGGATTCTGTTTGAGTTTGCACACGATCACTTTCATACCATCCACGATCTGCATGCTATAGTTGTCTGAGTTCATCCTGCGCAGGGTATTCCAGTTGAGGCTGGCTCGTACATGACCGGGCATGTTGGCTCGGCCTTCGCGTTCTTCTTTCTTGGCGTACATCGTGATGTTGTTGGCACGCTTGGGAGAACCTTTTTCCCAGCCCGGGCGCTCTTTGAATTCATATTTGAACTCGCGTATGCGTTCTACGATCTGCTCACGAGATACCCCAGTCAGCACATCGTCCAATATGTTGCTGAGGAAATCCTGGATGACCTTGGGAGTATCAGATCGCTTGAGGTCTAGCCCCATGGCCTTGACTTTGCCGGCGCTGCCGTTGACATCTACGCGCCGACCTTCCTTGTCGATGATCATGACAGCATAGCGTTTCTTGGTAATGAACAGACCCCGGGACGCTACCACTTCTCGACCGCCGCGTATGACTTCTCCCATTTCCCTGGGCACATGGAATGCACGTTCCATGAAGCCGGGAAAACTCTGATTCACTTGTTCTGCGATTGAATCATACAAGGCGATGCAGATTTCCTTTGACCATTCCATGCGACCTTCTTCTACTTCTTTCTTTAATGCCGGCCAAGCAGAGAAGTAACAACTGTCCGTGTCGCCATAGATGATGGACTCGCCTACATGATCGTAACGGCCGGTGATGCATTCGTTCACATGTGCATCCATGTGCTGGGCGATGGCGCGTCCTGTGAGTGTGGTCGACTGACCGATACGTTTATCGAAAAACCTACAACCAGGATTTAAGATAGCACCATAGAGACTGTTGAGATTGATCTTCTTGACCAACTGGCGTTTATCCCAATATTCTTCATCTTCTCGGGTGGTGCACTCTTTGAGCCGGGCCTGCATTTCTTTGCGTTCAGCATACCAGCGTTTGAGAAGGCCCGGAATCACGGCCTCGGTCTCATAGGTGAATATGGTGCCATTGGCCGATATCATCCAGGGTTGATTGCTATCAAAAATCATCTGCCATACTTCTGCTGCTGAGTGTATGGTCTCTGCACCGTCCTGCCAATCTATGGTGATCTCAGTACCACGTTGTTGATCCATCACGGCAGTGTATTCTAGCGTACCAAACAGACCTTCCCAGGCTGCTGCAAAACTGGCGCCGCCCTGCATCTTGTCCTGGATGTAGCGATCTGTCATGATCGGCCGGAGTTGGCCAACGATGGTCTCGGGTCCCATGTTAAGAGCACGGATCGTGGATGGATACAGACTGTTGATGTCAATGGATCCGACCCAGTCGTGCATGCCTTTCTTGGGATAAGCAACATAGGCACCTGCGGCTTGTGTGTCTTCATCAGTGAGTCTCTCTTTCCTGACAGGTACTACCATTCCACGTTCGTGGGCTTCGTTGATGATGGCCTGCTCTGTGACAGCTACCGCACCCATGGTAGTGGGCAACAGCACTGTGTTCTCATGTGCCAAGGTGTTGGCTAGATCCAGGAACCGGAGTTTCTTGTCGATCTGCGCGAGACCATTGACGTCTTGTCGGTTATACTCGATGAAGGTTTTGAAGTTTTGATTATAGAGTTGGTCGAGTGTACCTTCGAACTTGGTTTTTCCTTCCAGTCCTTCATATTCGAGGATGGCATCCAGACTATAGGAGTGTCGTTCTTCATAGGTATATTTCCTGTAGAGTTGCATGTAATCGAGGTGTACACGACCAACGAGATCAAAAGTGATATTTTCGGCACCGAATCTTTCAAAAGTGCGTTGCTTGGGAAACTGCCCCCAGAGGCAGAATCTCCTGGTATCATCGCGGCTTAGTACACGAGTGATCCGCTGGATGGTATACGGTATATCATACCCCTCGGAGTTCCAGCCGCTGAGCACATCCGCATCTTCGATGAGATTAAGGAAGGTATCTAATAGATCTCTTTCTTCCCAGAAAACAAAGGTGTTGGGAAATTCTGCAGCGATCTCGTCTGCAGTGGTCTGGCTCATGTGTCTTGGAGGTCTTACCAGTGTGACCAACTGATCCAACCAATCAAGATATACCGAGATAGCCGTTATAGCATTGAACGGATCGTCTGGGCGGCTGAACCCTCTTTCGGGATCGAAGTCTACTTCAATGTCAAAGAATGCTGTGTGCAGTCGAGGAGCGTCAATGCCCTTGTAGTTCTCTTCAAGGCAGCGAAAGATGGGATTGATATCGGCCTCGTAGAGGTTTTTACCCTTGTTGATGGCCATCTCCTTGCGGAACTCTTTGGAATTTCGTGCGGAGAATCTAGCGACGGGCGTGCCGTGGATGCTACGGAACTTTCCTCGGGGATCATCATAATAAAAGATGTAGGTGGCGGGATGTTCTTCGTAGTAACGCTCGCCGCCACGGCGTCCTACGATGTGTATGCGATCGTGATCACGATCAAAAAGCGCATCAATGTATGACAAATCTTTCTCCTGTGGCTTATGGCCCACTGTGCCGTTCTACATGCCCGTGACGTGGGCGATCCGCTGGGTTAACGCAGTAATTATAGTGTTTTGCCGACAGTGGTCAGGATTGTTTCTAGTAGGGCATGATCTTGTTGTTCTTTGCCAAATTCGGCCTTGTGTGCCAACCGGATGGCCTTTTTCAGGATGTTGGGTTTGATTTCCAGTTCCTCGGCCACGGCCTTGATGGTATCATTGAGTCCGCCATTTAGGGTTTCTACTTCGTGCATGACCTGCATGCCTTCGTTGATAATCTGGGTGAGTTTGGCTTTTTGTTCGGCTGAAAAATTACGGTTGTCCATGATATCTCCTGTTGGTAGTTGAGTTTAGCACAGTGCTGACTGGTTGTCTATTTGAATTTTACCGTTTTGGTGTGATCCAGCATGCTCCGGTGATCCTTCGTTGAAGGGCACTGTCTGCAGATAGCATGTGGTTTTCCAAAGTTACCGATAAATGAATCCAAGTCATGATCACTGCAATCCGCGCCCAGTCCAGATGATAGATAATGCTGCCAGAGATCCGCATTGGGCGTTCCATACCTTTTCAGTATGTCCGGGGTCAGGCCGGCGGTGCCGCATTTATAGAGCCGCCCTTGATAGAGCAAAGGACATCTTTGTTGCACACAGATATCAAATGCATCCTTGATATCATTGTCATGTGGTCGCATGTCATGATATTCGCCCTGGAAAGTTTTTAAAAAACGTGTAGGAGAGGCGATCTGGAAACGAAACCCTGATGGTGATCGCCACCTGTCAATTCCATATTCTGTCACCGCTGTCCATTCCCGGCCACTGAAAACTTTATCTATAGCGGAATCTATACGCGGATCCTTCACGTGCTTGGATATCTTCAGTACTGAATTTCCTAGTTGATCCAGCAGATCCACCACCCACCAATGACGTTCCAGCAGCAGGCCATTGGTTATAAATCGTATCTGCGTGTCTGGCATAAGATCTCGGATTCCGATGAGCCAAGCACGAAGATCTGGATTGATCAAAGGTTCTCCACCCATGAATCCAAATGCTTCGAGATCAAACCTCTCCAACCAAGGCTCGATCTGCTCACGGGCCTCTGACCACGGCATGTATCCTTGATGATATAAGTCTGAAAAAGTGGTACACCCAGCACAACTAAGATTACACACATTGGTAGACATCATTTCCAAAAATGGCAATACTCGACGGGTCATGACAATACCTGCTGTATTAAGTCTAGAGATCTTAGATTTATAGATTCGCAAGCATCATAAAAATCGCCCGAGATGATGTGTTCGCGATTGTGTCGGCGGCTTTGCCATGTGCGATCAAACCAATAATCAACGCCGTGATTGCCGAGACAAGCTATTAGATCTACCATGCCCACTGCGCGATCTATGTTGCCTGGTTCTGTGTCATGAGAAAGGTCTAGTCCATAATCAAATTCCATCCCCAGAGATTCTAGGGTCCTATAGGTATCAAACTGTCCATTGGCGATTATCGCAGTCTCGCTCAACAGACACTTCATGGTTTTTTCAGTGAGAAAAGGCCCTGGATATGTCCATCGTCGATCCGGAGTGTGTTTGAAACTGTAATGCCAACTTTCGTTGTTCACATTGAACACTGCATCTCGATAGGCACGAGACGTGTAGTCATGATTGTTTGAGATACTCTGTCGATGATGATCAAAATCGTCGATCATCAGTGGCCGTCCTAATAAATCTCGCCGATATCTCTGTGTTAGGTCATCTAGTACACGATTGTCTGTGAGTGTCCAGTCATGGACATTTTTCAGGTCAATCCGATCGCTGATTGATATCAATCTCTGATCTTCTGCCACGTGATCTAACAGCGCCATGGTACTCCAGATTTTGTTTTGTGTGACCCTGGCACTCAACGAACTGACTAGATGTGTACAATGGGTCTTTGGCATCCAACTGAATGCTGCCAACATTTCTTTTGTCTGATAGTGCCACTCGACCCAGGGAACATATATCAGATCATCGCAATGATAACCGTATTGGTTGACCATGCCTAGCACGATCACGGGGGCATCTATGCGTGCAGCCTGCTTTTCTAGCCAGGTTATTTCCGGTCCTTCGACCATGAGCACATATCCTCTATGGCCCAATGGCAACTGCCAATGTTGTTCTGGCCACCCCACATTGGCCCAGAACACATCTTGATCCACTAGATTCTTGAGCAAATGGAAGTGCTTGAGATCAGTGTCTTGGGATATCACTTCCCATGTAGGACCACCTGCGAGATGATAAAAGGATGTCATCGCCTGCCCGGAAAAAGATCAGTAATAGTTCCTTGTCGGTCGAGATCGTTGGTCACACAGTGTATTCCGCAATCCCAGAAATACTTGTGGCGGAATGGACTCACATGTACTTCTATACCGTGCCGGGCACAGGCAGCCTCTACTCGATCATTGTGTGTGCTGACCACGATGTTCTTGGGATCCACGATCAGGATATTGACGTCGAACACTGTTTCCGAGACCTGGCCGACCCACTCGTCGAAATAGTGATCCACCATGTGTTGGAGATTGATGTCTTGTTCAAAGCCCGGCATGAACCACCGACCTTTGTTGCGCTTCATTGAGTATTCAAATTCTCGCATGTGGGAGTAGTTTGACGGTGGCAAGTATATCACTTCCCAGCCAGGAAAAGTATCTGCGTAGGTTGGAATATCATTGAGGCTGATTATGAGCCCTGGTGCCACAGGGCAGTACACAGCATCACCGTGTCCACCGGAATTGACCACATGATTCCTAGTGGCTGGGAATAAATCATTGACCTGGCGTAGGATTTCTTGCTTGTCATCGTGATAGGTCTGGGTAGCGAAATAAAGATCTCGACCGAGACGGCTTACAAAACATCCATTTATGAAATCGAGATCTGTGTACACGATCTCGTTGCCTTGCGACTGTATGTCAGCAAAAACATGATCGTAGAATCCTAGTTTGGCATCCAGATGTTTTTGATCTACGCCGCAGAATTCGGCGAAACGCATCTGCATGTCGCTGGCAAATTCTGGTAAAGCAGCATAGAAATCTCCGGGACGCACGTAGTCTGGCCACCAAGGCTGTTTGTTTTGCCGATAGAACACAGACCATGCATGGCTGGCATTGGGTATCTCTGGGATCCAAAATCGATCTTGTATCATCAAGAAATAATCTCTGGGTGCAGTAGGCGGCTGTACCCACTTGCCATTGATATAGAGGCTGGCCAGGTCGTCTGGAAATTCCGGTCGCGATACCGTGACACCAAAACGATCGGTCAGTAGTCTGATCAGCCGCTGATAATCTTCTTCTGTTTCCTGGGCAAGATTTTCGAATCTTGTCCGAGTCTGTGGATCACTGATCCAGGAATAGAATTCTGGGGGATAGGTACGCCCCACCAAACAGGTCTGTAGTGGGTCCCAATGTTGATAAACTGAATACATGCTTTAATTTATGCTCACTTCCGATCCTGGGGTAGCGAATCGCAGGATCTGAGGCAGCAGCCGCCCACTCACCGTAGCACTAACGGTCCTAAGGTGAATTCTTCAATGCATGATATATTTCCACGCGGTCGATCATTTCTTGTAGCACAGGATCGGTCTCTGAAGCCAGGAAGATGTCTCTCCAGAGTTGGCTGCGCAGCATCTTCTGGCGCAAGGGACCTTCCTTTACCAGTTCTCGTTGATTGGATCCTTGCAGGCGGCGATAGATAGTCGTTCCTTGGTCAGGACTTTCGTAGATGTATGTTTCTATCCGGCCACTCATGCAGGACTGTAGGGATTCACAGGGCAGTCGGTGCCATCATCATCGGGCCATACCGGATATTGATCTTCGTTCATTTACCTGCCGCGGCCAAGGCCGCTCCTTTGTTGAAACTGGGACTCCAGGAATTGGGGTTGCGTTGTTTTCTTTGGTACCATTCGTACCCGGCCTGATGTCCACTGCAGTCCACTGTACATTGGCTGCCTTTGAAAGTCAACTCGTCCAGTTGTTCTTCGTCTACTTTGGTAGACACACGCACTGGTTTGCGGCCGCCACCGCCTACATCTCGGCCGGGCTTGCCGGCCTGGCTCTGTGCAGATCTTTTGCGACGCACAGCTGATGATTTTTCTTTGTCGGTCATGGCAGCGGCTTTGGCCGCAGGCACGCACTTGGCATAGCCTTTCTTCTCCCCCGAAGTTCCACATTCAGGATGCCCTCCGCCTTTCTTTTTCTTTCCGATATTGACCCACTTCTGTCGGAACCACTTGCGCAGCCCGCCTTGATACTCCTCGTCTACAGACTCCTGAGATTTTTTACGACCTTGGCAGTGAGCACGCTGACTGAATCCCTGCGGACGATCGCAGTTGATCGAACGCTTGTATTTTTCAGACCATTTTTCTGATACGAATTCGTGTGCCCTCATTGTCAGTCTCGGGTGATCGGACCACCTTCGACCCAGGCATCGCAGGTGCGTTTGGCAGCACATTTGAATTTTAGGAATTTGCAATAGCCAAGGTCTCCGGCATCGATGGTATCGTATGGGTCCGACCCAGGCTCGGCTCCGATGCCCTTCGCGATGCAATCTAACATATCAGGTGAAACGTCGAAAGCGGCGCAATTGCCGCAAAGAGATGTCCGAGCCTGGTCGGGATCGTCTAGTTGCCACATGTCGGCTTTGGCTTGCCAGAATTTCCGGTTGGGCTCGTTGGGATTCAGCGGACCATATCCATGCTCTTCGATTGCCTTCTGGCGATTTTTTAGATTGAGTTCGATGCTGCGAGTGGCCGGGGGGCAATCTTTGGCCACTGCCTCCAACAGATTCATGAGATCTCTCATGCCAGAGCTTTCATGGCCTCGCTCAACATCTGTCGTGCCTCGGTCCAGTTATTAGCGTCGAACACATATTCTTTGCGTTGCGGTACTCCATCCACTGTCACTGTGATCCAGAATCGATACTGTTCCATGATTGATCTCCCTAGTCTTTTTTGGGTTTGCCCATGCGCCAGCCGCCGCCGCGAGCTTTGTACCATTTGGCTGCCCAGGCATTGGCATAGGCCGATGGATACACGTCAAACTTTGATCGAGCAGCACTCTTGGCACGCCCCCACAGTTCCGGTTTAGTGGGCTGAGGTTTCTTTTTAGATTCGTCCAGATCTGAACGCACAGAGTAGTCAACATCTATGTCGGTGACCTGGCGACCTTGTCGCTCAAAATGTTTTTCGATCCTGTCACGGAACCCTTCATCCGAAGTGATGCGCACTTTTTTCTTGGTGCCATCATCCAAGGTCACAGTGGCCACATGATATTCACCGTCGCGCAGGCTCTCTGTGGTCACGGCAGGTTCAGCGGCAGCACCACGGCGCCGGCGGATGAGGTCCAGCATGCGTTCCAGGCGCTGGATGTCTGCTTCTTCGGCATCGTTTTCCGCATCCAGTCTCGAGATATCAGAACGATCCTGGCTCTGCTGGCTGCGGAAGTCAAAGATCAAGGCTTCGAGATCATTTTCGGCCTGGGGGTGGCGAGCACGCAACATCTTCAAGATACGCTCGATACGGGCATTCTTTTTTTCGGATTCCGGTATGAACTCTATAGGGAGTTTTTTGGCCGCAGCGTAACGTTCGGCCTGTTTACGATCAGTGAAAGTAGCTGCTGGTCGAGATCCTTGGGGATCTTGTACGCGATATCTCTGTCGATCAGGTATGCCCTGGGGTTGCGGATCGATAGGCTCCACACGGCCACCTATGGCCCGGGCACGCTGTTCCGCTGCTGCTTGGTCCATGAAGTCGATCTGATCGCCTTGCGGTGTGACCACCCGGAAACGGAAAGCACCCTGGGGCCTCTCCGCTTCGATGTCTCGCATGGTGAGCCGATCGCGCATCCCGGGTGGGATGTCGCTGGGCTTCATGGCTTCCGCCATGTCTTGAGAGGCTGGTGTAGCAATGATCGCACCAGTGGATCGATTGAACTCTCCACCGTGCGTGCGTATGAGATCCATCATCATCTCGAATGCCTGCTGTGCGGTCCTGCCATCCGGGAACACGGGGGTCACGATCTGGATGCCCATGCCATCACCTGCTATACTGTCATCACCTCTGATCTTGGCCTGATTACCGATAGCGGCCTGCAATCTTTTCACCGCTGATTGATCCGGCATCAGCACATCGATGGCAAAGGCCTTGGGTTCTTGACCGGTTAGCAGCTTATACGCTTCTTCGGGCCTGACCATGGTTTTCTGGAATGACTTGCCCTTGACCGTATTTTCCGCCATGTCTTGCCGGCGTTGATCCAGATACCGCCGGCGTTCGGCCGCGATCTTCTTGGCAATGGCCCGTTGTTCTGCCGGCGTGATTCGATAGTGTCTTGCCTCACCGCTGCTCTGCACCCGTGCCAGGATTTCTTCGAAACTGGGGCTATCGGGATCGGGATTGTCCTCATCGCTTGGGAAATTGAAAAATATTACATCACCGTTGATGACAAAACGATAACGCTCTTCACCGATGTCGTGGTCTGTGCCGCGGAATTTTACTCTCGAGGGTTGGTCGGTGTTTTCAAAAAGGTCAGTGAATATCATGTCAGGCTTCTTCTATGTAGTCTTGTGATTCCGCTGCGGATCTGCGACGAGCACAGAACATTTCTACGGCCATGGTTGCCTCGTCGAGATTGGCAAACTTGGTATTTGATTGTTTGTTCTTGATTGACACGCGGAAGCCGTCGTCTTCGTTGCCGGTGATCTTGATCTCGTGACCATCATCTGTGGTCAAGGTCTTTACGGATTTGATCTGATCTATGTCTTTTGGTATGCGATCCTTGAGGTCAGGATCCTTCTTTATAGCAGAAGCCACATCCTGCAGATAGTCACCCAAGCGACGTTTCATGGTCGCCAGCACGTCTTCCGTAGCCGTGTCTCGCGCTTCGGCGAATGGTTTCCTGTCCGCCATCTCCGATCTATCCCCACCGCGATCTCGCAGTTGATCATGCACCATGTTTACATAAGCACTCACATCCGATGATCCAATCTCTTCGAAATCATCTGCATCTTCTGTCACATCATCGATGACCTGCATCAGGAACTCCACACCGTATTTTACGATCCATTCTGGATGCTGGTTCACGATCCTGCGTGTCACGGCTCGCGCCATGGGGTTGTTTTCTTCCTCGCCTTCGCCCACGAGATAGCCCAAGGTGGCATTTTTTCCTGGGTAAGGTCCTGACAGTTGCGGAGATGTGTTGGCGGGTCGGAACAAGGCAGGCAACTGCTTGACAGAACGTTGCGCAGCGTCTAGGTTCTCCAGGATGGTATAGATGTCGTGGCTCACTCTCGGTCCTCCTTGAGATAGGCCTTCATCATCCAGCCGTGTTTGCCCTGTGCATCGATGCGCGAAGCCAAGAAGTCCATGATACCTTGCTGATTCTCTGCTTCTGCCGAAGCGAAGCAGGTATTGAGAAGATCGATCAGGGTCTGGTTGTCGGCCAAGAGTTCTGTGAGCATGAGACGCGCCCGCGGCACGCGGGTCTGGCCCTGTATCTGTGTGAGTTCCGCAAACCTCTCGAAACTGCCCGGAGTGTAGTCGCCCAGGATGCGTATGAATTCTGCTGTCTGGTCGATGCCGTTCTCAAACACTTCGTCATAGATTTTACCAAAGAACCGGTGCAGTTGGCCAAAGTCTGACCCTTCCACGTTCCAATGGAAGAACTGGGCCTTGATCACGTAGGCATACTGTGTGGCCAATAGAGTTTTCAAATCATCCGCTAGCATGTTGTTTCCGTTTCTGTACAGGGGCACTGTTACGATATTTAGCAGGTTTTACAGATAGTTCTCTGGTTATCACAGCACCCAAAGGCTGCGCGATCGGTGCCATGCCACCGGCTACGCTGGCGCCTGTTGAAGCGTTTTCTCGTATGAATTCACTGGCTCTCATGCCATGATCTCTAAGTCGTTAGTATCTAACCATCGCCCTGGACCATACTCTACTCGAGGGTTGGTCACTGCGAATTTTGCTAGGTTAGGTCGCACGGGTTGGATCTCCACACGATATCTACCGGGTTCTCCCAGTATCTGCAGCATCTCTGAGAGGTAATGATCTTCCCATATCCAGGTGCGTTCTGTGAACAGTTCGCCATTGACATAGATCCTGTATACGGGAGGTAATCCTTCCCATTCACAGTCTAGATCAAACACAGCGCGAACGAATCTTTTTTCCACGCAGTATTTAGCGGGCGTTTAACTGGTGAGTTCGCGTGGTTGTCCCACGATGACGTTTTTGTTGTTGTATTGTTGGCGGATGATGCGCCTTGCCTGTTCGGGATTTCGGGCCAGCACAGTGGTATCCATCTGTTGCATATAACCCGGTTGACGTAGTTTCACACGTACTACATAGGTCTTGAGACGTGCTGAATGGGACAAGAAATCGCTGGCTCGCATCGAGTATTTAGCGCGAGCCAGCGATCGGACCAGATCAGAATACTGGTTTTGTTGGGGGTGGAGGCGGAGGTGGGGTTGACCCAGCGGGTGCAGGTGGTGCAGGTGGTTTTGGAGCACTCGCAACAGGTGCAGCAGTGGTTCCTGGTTTGGCCACGCCAGCAGCAGCATCAATGGCTTTGCCACGCAGTTCTTTGTCATCTCCGGCCAGCATGATACCACTCAGGGTACCAGTCAAGAATGTGGCAATGGGTATGATCAGTTCAAAAAACTTGTTGTCCACAGGACTCATGCCGTTCATGGGCTGGGTGACGAATATGAGACTGTACAGTACCACAAAAACGATGCCGAACAGTGTGAGTCCCAGCACGATGCCGATGAAGAATTTCAATCGTGCATTGAGTTCTTCGGTGGTGTATTTTTCGCCAGTGAATAAATTTCTTAACATTTGTTGCAATCTCCTTTATCTTGTGATGACCTTGGTGGCATCGGTATGCCCGGAACGGCTGCCGGCGGGCGGATTTCGTTTTTTTCATAATGACGCAGATCTTCAGGGCATGTGCCGTTGGCGCTGCAATAAGGCTTTTGGCATTCTTGTTTGTGCCAGTTAACTGGATCTTGGCAGGGATATCGGTATCTTTCACCGCAACCTGCTAACACAACTACAATTGGCACTAAAAGCCATGCTAATCTGTGTTTCATCCTAGCTCCTTTTTGTGGTTCGTGTATTTACTCGATCTGATTGGATTTAATTCATGACCCAGTACAGTGCGACCAGTACGCCAAACAGGACCAAGGCCAGCAGGCCGGTGCCCAGCGCATATTTCACGTCTGCCCGGAACTGTTCTCTGGCCCGGCGCTGTGCCTGCGCAGCCTGGATGCGTTCTATTTTCACTTGCAGCCTGATATCCAAAAATTCTTTGTACCCATCCATGCCCAGGTTATTCAAGGCACCATACAGGAACATGTGCCGTATCTCTGCCTCCATCTCTCGCAGCTTCACTTTGGCAGTGTAGAGATCAAATGCTTCTTTGGTTTCGCTCTTTTCGTATTTGATGATCGAAAAGATCGATGGCTTGCCTTCGCGATGGTTTATGACTTCATACACCTTGTTGGCCTGCTCAGCCCAGGCACCCAGTTGTCCAAACACATCCTGCACTTCACGGCCCGCATCCACAGTGGCCTTGATACCGCTCCAGATCGCCGTGGCGGCTGCTAGAGCGGTGATGGGATCCATGATCAGTTGCTCAAGGGATTATCTAGGGCTTTTTTGATCTTGTCGTCGGTTTCTTTGCGCAGTTCACGCAGATCTCGATCAGTTTCGCGCTGGCTCTGTTTGCTGCTGCGCTCCACATCTTCCACGATCTTTTCGATCCTGCGGATGTCCTGCTTGAGATTGGTGTTGATGTCGCGCACATACTCTGTGCTTTTCTCTGAATTTTGTTCCAGCACAGCGATCTTTTGATTTATCTCACTCAGGTCCGGTGCCACATAGGTCTGGATCGCTTCTTTCATGCTTTGATAGTCTTTGTAAACTTCAAACGCCCCGTACAATCCACCCAGCACCGTGCTCAAGATACCGCCCACGATCATGAGTTTGGCCGGTGTGAAGTTGTAACCGCCGATGGCGATCACGGTGTTGGGATCGACAGCGGCTTCTAGTTTGTCCACTTGTTCGTCGATGTTTTTAGACATTTCTGACTTCTCCTTAAATGTTTTTTATAATCAGCACAGCACCAATGGTGCCCACCACTCCTAGACCCACGCCTAACAACAGGCTGGGTGTGTCTACCATGAATGAAAGTAAGTAGGGTCTCACTGGGATTGCTCCTGCGATTCGCGACACATGGGGCATGCGCATTCAAAGCAATCACAGCCATCGGTCATGCAGCTCAATCCGCAGTGCTTGACACAGCCGCAGGTGCAGGCGGGTTTGAGCCTGGCATAGGCCACGTTGTCGTCAATGAAGTTTTCCATCTTGAGTCTCCTGGTGTTTTTGTTGCCGATGCTGTTCGAGTCGTTGGCGATTCTCTTCGATCTCTCTGCGCAGGTCATCGTTCACAGGATGCTGCGGACGTGTTTTTTCTGCGTCGCGCAGGTGTGGCGTGCGTCGGAACCAACTCATCACGGCATCCTTCCGTACTGTTGATCTACCATGTCTTGATGCATCCTATCGCTGGCACCTGAAAGTTGCCGCAGGGCCGAACGATTGTCTACTGTGGGCTGGTTATACTGTCGTGCCATCACGGCAGCATTGGTATCGGGCACTATGGCATTCTGATATGCCGTGAACGCAGGGTTGAAACCCATGAGTCCCAGCACCAGGCTCTGCGCGGCCTGCTGAGCTTCTATAGTGGTAGCAGTGGCAGCATCTGCTATGGCCTCATCGGCTCGTTCAGCAGCGGCCTGAGCAGCGGCTCGACCAGTGGCACCGCGAGGTACGGCTCGAGCCACAGCCCGATCAGTTCGCTTTTGTTCGGACTTCTGTTCAGATGCCCGGGTCTCTTGTCGTGCAGATTCAGCAGACTGTGCGCGGTTGGAAGGTGCAGGCGCGGCTGGTGCAGGTGTTGGCCTCACGGCGCTGACCACCGCGGCTGGACTCACTGATGTGGGTGAAGTTGTAGAGGTGGTGGCAGTGGGCTCCGATGCTGTTGCGACAGAGGCTGTGGTATCGGCCTGTGCTATCACAGTAGTGCTGGATTCTTCGGTTACAGGCGGTTGTGTGGCCGCGTATACCACGTTGTAGTTGGCACAGCCTGAATCGGAGAGTGGATTGGCCGCGCATTGTTGATCATAGTAGGCCTGGGCATAGCCTGGGCATTGGGTGTCGTAGAAAGGATCAAGACTGCATTGCTGATCGTAATAGGCCTGTTGGTAACCAGGACAACCGGAATCATACAAAGGATCCGCGGCACACTGTTGGTTGTAGTATGCGGCCTGATATCCCGGGCATGTGCTGTCATACAGCGGATTTATCGAGCATTGCTGTGTGTAGTAGGCCTGCTGGTATCCTGGACAGCTAGTGGCATACAGCGGGTTGATCGAACACTGCTGATCATGATAGGCCTGTTGGTATCCCGGACAGCTGGGCGATGACAGCGGATTGTTTACACAGGGATCCACTGGCACTGAGGTATAGTTAAGACTGAGATCCACATTGCGCACCTGTGGGCCATAGTAGCCGGCCCAGAAGCCTGAATCCATGGAAGTAAACTGGATACCCACTTGTCCCACATCCGCCAGAGCATAGGGCGACGCAGCGGTCACTGTGCCACCGTGCCAGTTCCATTCCTGTTTGGTGCCATAGGTTTGTGTGTCGGACAACAGCACTGAACCATTGGTGTGTTTGAGGAAAGTGGTGGCGGTGAGTTGGTCCACACTGCCCTGCCGGTCATCGCCGTTCATGTTACGCACTTCGTAGCCCCAGTTGTAACCGTTGATCTGGATGCCAGAACCGCTCAAGGCTTGGTTTACGGCTATGATCTGGCTTACCGTGGCCTGCCCATAACTCCAGATGATCTGACCTGATTGCCCGTTGGGACTGCCAGTGCTGTTGTCTAGGAATGGCCCTGAACCAAATGATGTGGTGGGTCCCAGAACTGAGATAGGGTGCTGACCACCGAGACCACCGCTGACTGATATGCCATTCCATTGATTGGTGATGAGATTGGGAGTTACATCAGCCCAGGATGCTGTGGCAAACACTGCGAACAAGATCGCTGACGCAGCCCTTGTCCACATTTTACAAAGTACCTTTGTCCTGTTTTTGTTTAACGTCATCCTGTATTTCTCGCGGCACAGGTTCAAACCCACCACCCACGGCAAGGATGCAATAGACATCGGCTGCCACCTTTTCAACAATGGTAAAAGTGCCTGTTGTTGGATTCAAGAAAACAACCAGTGATGTTTTTGAATCTTGTTCGGCCAGCGGAGTGTTGATGCCACGAACATAAGGTATTTCTTTGAATTCATCAATGGTGCTGGTCAAATCTTTGCTGTCGAGACACATGGCCTGATAAGTTTTGATTTGAGGATTCGCAAACACCATGGAAGGTAGCAGCAAACACATGGCGAGTAAGGTTTTCATCGGCATTCCAATCTAGATTTCACAATAGGATCATCACCGGTGTAATCTGCACAATCAGACGCCTTGACAGGTTCTTTGGCAGACTCCGGCCGGATATTGATAGGGGCAGCATAAAAACCAGTGTCACCGATTTTGTCAGCGCCTTCTACAACGGCAAGATCACGCTGGTCCCACTCTTTGCGCGCTTCTGCACCGATCTTGCCGTTGATGGGGCAAGGTGTGCCTGCGTTCAGCATGGCCACAAACACCCGCTCGTCCTGGCACAGCGTGGCCACAGCAGCCACTTTCATGCCCATGTCATAGAGATTCTTGGCCAGCTTGAGGCGTTCGCAGTTCTTGTCGCGGAACGTTGATCCAATGGCTATGCCCAGGATCTGTGTCTGGGCAGCACCGGACACACCTACAGCACAGAGATCGTTGTTCATGGTGTTGATACCGGGCGCTATCGCGGACGGTGGCGGTGAGTTAACCGTGGTCTCAGTGGTACTGCGCGTGGTGGAATTGCTGGTTGATTCCGTTACTATGGCTTGTGCCCAGGCGGAGGTCATAGTGATGGAGAATGCTATGCCCGCCCAGAATTTTTTAGTTATCATTGTTGTCTAGCTCCCAAGGCGACTTTGTATTTAGGTCGCCCTGCACTAGACTAATGCACTCAGTTTATGTGTTCATGCACAATCAGGGCAAGGGCAGACTTTTCAGGAGATCTATGCACTCATTGAATGCAATCTGCTGGTCCAGTTCGTCAGCGCTGAGTTGTATCGCGTCCAGCCTCTTGAGATCTTCGAGCAATTCTTGATATTCACTGTCCGAAATATCACCGCGTGCTCTGGCATCACGCAGTTCCTGGGCGGCACGCACCCTGGCGCCGAGATTGTCCTCACGGGCTGAGAAGTTTGCTACTACCTGGTCAAGATTCATCATCGTGGTCTCCTTCCGCTGACATCCAGCATGGTGCGCGCTGCTTGGTTGATGTTTTTCATGCGCGTTTCACAGAAAAAACGGCTGGCCGCAGCATCGCCTTGATACCTTTTGGCAAGGTCTTGGGTCATGGTAACCATGTTGGTGTTCATGGCCTGTATCTTTTCGTTGTTGGGCAGGCTGCTGCTGTACACCTGCAACCATTCCGCACGCAGGTTGATGGCCTGTGCATGTGTGGCAATCTCTGGAGTGCGACACAGTTCCGAGCGGCTCATGACCACGAGGTCTACTATGGCATTCTGCTCCTGAGCATCAAACTGGCTGGGGAATAGCGCACAACCCGTAAGCATGACGCTGACAAAAAATATCGAGAGTCGTTTCATTTTTTTCTTCCTGACTTCATATTTGCACACCAATGGTACATTTTGCCTCGCTCGCCACCATATTTTTTTGCACGAGCACGCAGATCTGTCACACTTCCTTTGCATGACGCACCTGCACGTTTCACACGACCTGGTCGGCTCTTGCCCGACACCTTGCCATCCGCGAAGTTTTCGTCTAAGTCATCCACAGGTCGCCACGCTGGAATATGGGTCATGCCAAGTTCTCTGGCGGCAAAGGCACGATGATTACCGTCAATGATAGCACCAGCAGGATCTACTACTATGGGTGATTGATTGATCTTTCGCTCAGGATCGCGTTTGACAGCATCCACTTGATCAAGATCGATATCACTGTCTGTATAATCAGCGATGATAAGATTGCTCAATGGTATTTTAGTCAACTGCCAGCGTGGATACATCAAGACTTCGCGATTTATACGGAAATCATGATGTTTGCGCTTCACATAGTCTAACACAGCATCGGCCGGGGTGTGGCCATCGGCCAAGTTTTCTTCGATGTCTTGCTGATCGATGCCATAGATCTTTTTCAGTCGCTCTATGGCAGATGCCACATTGTTCCAGCGGTATAGCACAGCGATGCCACCATCGGCCTGCCATGCGTTGATGTATTTTTTGAAGTCGTCTACCAACACATTGGACTGCCCACCCGTGGTAGCGTAGCGTTGCTTCTCGCTGGTAAAGATAGCGTCCTGCGATGTGCCAGGATGATGCCGATCTAGCCAGATACGTTTGCCTTCGATGCTGGCTTCTTCGTTGCCGCGCAAAGGTGCAGACAGCACTGTGTAAGGTATTTGATTGTCGCGCAAGAATGCTATCAGTTCAGCAGCACCTGGCAATACCGGCAAAGTAGCAAAGAATCTGCGCACGAAATCAGGACCTCGTTGATTGAGATCTGAGATGCTGGCCTCACGGGCCGCGCGATCACCGATGTCCTTATAGCGTTCTTTGCCAAACAATTTCGCCCAGGCAGTGAAGAAGTCAGCCTGCACTCCGTCCATGTCTAGATAGAGATGTGGTTTTGATATGAATTCTTTGGCTCTCATCGATCACCTCTCACTCGATCAAAGAAAGTGGGCTCGGGTCTACCCTGTACTCGACCATGACGCTGGTGCTGGCCTGCGTAGTCATAGAAGCGATCCACCACGTCAAACGCAGGTTCAAAGAACACTGCCTGTGGATTCAGTCCGCCCTTCAATATGCCCACACGGCGCTGGCCTGGAGGTGCGTCTCGGACTTCACGCGGATCTCGGTGACCGATAGGCTGCAGCCAAGCATCGTCGCGTTTTTTAACCAGCCACACATATGGAAAGTTTATGGCATACTGATCCTGGCCGCTTTGCCGTAGATACTCAGCCAAGGGATAGAACCACAGGGCTCTACGGCCGCTACCGCGACTGGCTGTGCCCAGCCCGCTCACAGTGAACTCGGGGTCATCTACAT